ACGGATCCGGCACGCCTCGGCCAGCCGGCCAGCCGATCAGGTCGTGGGCTCCGAAGAAATGGTTCTACTACGACATCATGGACTTCTACGATCCGGCCCGTGGCACGGCTGTGATCGGCACCTACAAGACGAAGCCGTGGATGGCACAGCTGCATCAGTTCGGCGGCATCGTCAAAGAAACTGCTTGGCGAATTGGCGTCGGTGCGGCACGAAATGCGTACCTGCGGAAGCAGTCTGGCGGCGGCGGAAGAGACAGCAAGGGGCGTTTTAAGAAGGGCAGCGGCGGACCACAGAAGAACCAGTACGAATACGGTGCCCTCCAGTGGGTGACGGACAAAGGCGGCTTCCGCTTTAGCCGCAACTGGGACAAGACGAGCATCACCAGAATGGCACGCTACCCGGCTCGCCCGTACATGGCGGGTTCCAAGAAGGTAGACGCCGCCGTTGCAAAAGCCAACGAGAAATGGCGGAACATGCTGGCAAGAAACTAGCGACGGCATACCCGGTCTAGTTTCGTGCCTGCTGCCCATACCGTGAGCGGACCAGCTGCACCGCTGGCACTCGCACCCGAGGGCAACACATGGCCGTTGGCACAATTGAAATCACGCTTGGCAAAGACGTGACCATTACGGGCGTCGCAAACGCTCGTTCCTGCACCGTAACCAACTCGGCGTCTGACGTAGACGTTACGAAGTTCGGCGACACGACACGCAAGTTTCGCAAGGCTCTCATTGAGCAGACGATCGAGCTTGAATGCGTTGACGCTCCCGGCGTCAGCATCGGCGGCACGTTCACGATCACCGGAACGCAGACAGGAAACGCCTCCTACGTCTGTACCAACATCGGGAAGTCTTCGCCGCTCGACGGCATTGAAACCTTTACTGTCAGCGGATCTCGCACCGTCTAACCACTCACACGAATAGGAACAATCACACATGGCTATCACGCTCGGCAAGGACGGCTCCGCACCTCCGGTTGCTGAAGGCATTATCTCGGCGACGTTTACGCAGGAGTGCGAGACGGTTGACATCTCGAATCGCAGCAACATCGGCGGCTCTGCTGGTGCTCCTGGCCGCAAGGTGTCCAGGGCCGGATTCGTCACGAACCACTGGGAGATTGAGTGCCACGATCCTGACGGTCTGCTGACGTCGCTGAATGCTGCCGGAACCTCTGGCTCGTATTCGGTGATGAGCGTGGCGGAGAACGTGTCGATCGATGGTGCCGTGACCTACAGCGTGAGCCTCAAGGAATTTTAAATGGCGATCACGCTGGGGAAGGACTGCTCCATCTCGCTTGGTGGCAGCTACATCGCCAGCGCTCGCAACGTGACGCTGACTGAGTCGGCACGCACCATCGAAGTTAATCCGTATGGCAGTCGGTACGCAGCGACCTACAGCACCGGCTACGAATGCACAGTAAGCGTGGAACTGAACGACGTCGCGGGACTAGGGATTGCGTTCCAGAAGATGCACAGCGGCGGCACGTTTCAAGTGTATGGCGGTGCCGCTGGCTTCTCGTTCCTCGCTGTCATGACAGGCATAAGCGAGACGGACCCGATAGATGGCGTGGCGACGTTCACGATCGAGGGAAAGATGACTGATCCGAGGCTCGTGAGGGAGTAGGCATGCGTGAGTTTAGAGACGACCAGGGCAGACCGTGGCAAGTGGCGCTAACCGTCGCTTCGGCACTGCGCATCCGCGACAACGTCACGATTGACGTCGCGGACGAGGCGACCGGCGAGCGGAAGGCTGTGCCTTTCGACATGGTCGATGCCGCCAATATCTCGCAGACGTTTCAAGTGCTGCGAAGCCAGTATGCCAAGATCGGCGAGATCCTCTATGCACTGCTGACCAAGCAGGTCGAGGCGAAGTCGCTGACTCGCGAAGACTTTCTTGACGGCCTGCGTGGCGATTCGCTGGACGCTGCGACGAAAGCGCTTGAGCAGGAACTTGTCGATTTTTTCCCGCAGCGCCTTCGCAAGATGATCGGGCTTCTCGCGTCCAAGATGGACGAAGTTCAAAACGAGATGCTCGACAGAGCGGAGGCGGGACTGGAGAAGGCGACGATCGAGAGCCTAGCCGGAGCATCTGGGATGCCGTCTGGGAAGCCGCAGGAATCCTCGGAGTCCATCCAGGCGAGTGGACTGTCAGACAACTCTTCGCAGCCCGCGATAGCCGCCTAGAGCATGAGTGGTGGCATACGGCGAATCTGCTGGCACAGGCAGCAAACATCAATAGAGACAAGCACTCACCGAGAGTAGACCCGCGAAAACTTAACCCATACGCCAAGCAACCCAAGCCACGGCAGGCCACGCCGGAAGACCTGGCTAGGCTGTTCGGCAAGGACTGGCAGAAACACGTATGAGCGCGGGAGCAGTCAGAGCCGGCGGCGTGTTTGTCGAGATCGGTGCCGATCCTCGGAAGTTCTTTTCGGCGCTGACTCGCGTCAATAAGTCCCTCGGCAACATGGGCCGCTCGCTCGCCTCGGGTGGCGGACGTCTCGCAGCTGCTGGCATTGGCATGGCGGCACCGATTGCCGCTGCCGTGCGTCAGGGCGCGGCGTTTGAGTCCACGCTACTCAACATTCGGGCGAGCACTGGAGCGACATCGGCGCAGATCGACCAGATCAAAGCATCGTCTATGGCGATGTCGCAGGCTCTCGGCGTCGGGCCTACCGAGGCGGCTCAAGGAATGCTTGAGCTTCTCAAGGCTGGCATGTCGCTTGATGCTGTCCTCGGTGGTGTTGGGCAGACGGCTCTTGAGTTCGCCAAGATCGGCGATATGGACGTTGCCCAAGCGGCTGTGGTGATGTCGGACGCAATGAACGTGTTCAAGGTGTCGTCAAATGTCGCTGCTAATGCGTTGTCCTCGGCTGCTGACGCATCCAGTACGTCAATTGCACAGATGTCGGAAGCGTTCTCGATGTCGTCTGCCGTCGCCGGCCTGGCAGGGCAGAGCATTGAGGATCTGTCGGCAACGCTAGCGATCCTCGCCAACAACGGCGTGAAGGGCAGCGACGCCGGCACAAGCGTCAAGACGATGCTGATGCGTCTGATGGCACCGGCGGATGATGCCGTTGGTGCTCTTGACCAACTCGGGCTGTCGGTCGCCTCGTTCCGGGGCGCTGACGGAAACATGAAGCCGATGGTGGACATCATCGGCACGCTGACGCAGGCGATGGGCGGGCTTGACCAGACGGCGAAAGACGACATCTTCCGCCGCATCTTCGGTGCGGATGCCATTCGGGCGGCTTCGATTCTCGCCTCGGAAGGCGTGGATGGATTCACCGCGATGCGGACAGCGATGGCGTCAGCTCTGCCAGTGGGCGAAAAATACAAGCTGGTGATGTCGGGCCTTACCGGCTCGTTCGGCGGCGTGCTGGCTGCGATGCAGCGCATGGCGATTGCGATTACAGACGCAGTCGCACCGGCTCTCGCCAGCATCGTTCCGTTCATTACTGGATTCATCGACGGTCTGACAGATTTTGCCAGCAAGAACAAGGAAGCCGTCGCAGGCTTTGCGAAGTTCGCCGTAGCTTCGATTGCTGTCGGCGGTGCGATGGTCGGTCTTGGCATCTCGCTCCAGGTGACGTCTTTCGGTTTCGCTGGTATCGGCAAGGCAGCGATGCTCGCCTTGTCACCACTGACGATGTTGATCGGCGGTGCCAGCGGCGTTGGCAAGAGCTTCGCGATGGCAATGCCTGCCACGCTTGCACTCGCCAGCACGATTGGCGCTGCAATGCTGTCCGCTTCGGCGGCTGTGCTGTCGTTCGCAGGAGCAGCAGTCGCAGCAATTGGCTCGTACCTGGGAGCCATAGGATTGGCGTTGTCTGGCTCAATAGCGTCTGCTGCCGGTGTCGCTGCGGCGTGGCTCGCGCCTGTCGCTCCGCTGCTCCTGCTGTCAGCAGCTGCAATTGGCGTAGGCATCGCAGTCAAACAATTCGGGCCACAGATCGCCGATTCGTTCAAGAGTGTGTCGCAATACGCATCGGATGCCGGCGACGCAATCTCTACCGGATTCTCTACTGCCGTATCTGACGGCATCGTTGTCCTCGGCGATCTCGCCACGACAGCCACGACCACATTCAACGGCGTCTACGAAGCCGTCGCCGCTGGCGATCTCTCTGGTGCTATGGACGTCCTCTGGGCCGGGCTTGTCGCTGGCTGGCTGCGTGGCACCGAAGCATTGATGTCCTACGTCGATCCGTGGGTCGCAGCGTTCCAAGACGTGTTCACCGACATCGGCTCAGGCATCTACATCGCATGGGACAAGATCTACACCGACTCGTCTGCGCTACTCAACACGATGGGTGCGTTCATCATGGGATTTTTTGACAACATCGCCAACGGCGTCATGGCGACGTTTGACAACCTCGTTGCTGGCATTCAAATCGCATGGACTCGGGTACAGGGATTCATCACTGGCGCTAAGGACACGGAAGAGCGTGTCGCTGCCATCAAGGACGAGAACGCAGCTAGAGCAGAGCAGCGAGCACAAGAGCGACCAGGCGTGAACGCTCGCACGGACAAGGCAGCGGCAGAGAACGCAGCGGCAGAGCAGGACCGCAAGGACCGAGAGCAAGCCGTCAAGGATGACGGACAGGCGACGAAGGACGGCAGGCAGGCGACGAATCAGCAGCGAGCGGACGAGCGGAGTGCTGCCACGCAGGCGGCAGAGGATAATCTTGCTGGCGTCACGGCAGGACAAGATGAAGGCCGCAAGGATGCGACTATAGCGGCTGAGTTGCTCAAGCTACTTGGCTCGGCATCGTCGCTTGAAGAAATCACGAATATCGGCGCGAGCATGGACGCACTGATCCAGCGCGGCAACGTCGGCGGCGATGTGGAGTCGAAGCTGCTTGATGCCTATTACGCTGCGTTCTCTCGCGTCAACGTCGCCTCTGCTGCATCTGGCTCATCCGAGACGGCTGCGACAGCCGGTGCCGGTGCAGCTGGAGGAGATTCCGCCACAAGCAAGGCTGAAGTCGCTGGCACGTTCTCATCGCTCAACCTTGGGCAAGCGTTCGGCGGCACTTCACTGGCGGAACGAACTGCAAAGGCTGCGGAAGAGACGGCGAAGAATACACGCAAGATTGACGACGGCGGAAAGGTGGCAGCGTAATGGCAGACCTCGTATGGGTGGAGGACGGCGACAGCAGGCAGGCCACGATAGTGCGGCGTGGCAAGAAGGCTGCGTCCACAATGACGAAGAGCTACAAGATCTTCGGCACGACCGACGACGTCGAGGTACACGCTGCCGTCAACCAGCAGATCAGCACGGTCGGCTACGGGTGGCAGTATCCCGGTGTGGCAGACACACAACTGTGGGCTGAGAGCTACTCAATCTCGTACCTCGGCGACAACGCTTGGCAGCTGACGATCAACTATGAAAAGACGGGTGCCGAGCCAGCGACGCCTGACCCGATGAAGCGTTCTCGGTCGTTTGACACGACCGGCGGCACGCAGCACATCGTCCAGGCTGCTGATGGGACAGTGACGTTTGGGTCTGGCAGCAGTGCCACGGTTGTCACTACCAGCGGCGAAACCAAGTTTCCTCCGTCTACGGCACCAAGCATGTCAGGTGCAATAGGTGTCGATGACAACGGCGTAAACGGCGTCGATATTGTCGTGCCGCAGTTGCAGTGGCAGGAGCAGTACGACGTTCCCAACGCCTACGTGACAAACGGATATATCCGTGGCGTTGCTGCGATGACAGGCACGTTGAATAACGCTTCGTTCCGTGGCTTTTCGGCGCGAGAGATTCTGTTTCTCGGATGCTCTGGATCGCAAGAGTGGGACGATCAAAAAGGCCGAGGGCCGTGGTCGCTCACGTATCGCTTCGTGGCGTCTCCAAATGTTACCAATCAAACGATTGGCACGATCACAAGCGTCAACAAGGGCGGACACGACTACTTGTGGGTCAAGTACGAAGCTGCCACATCTGGAAACGACGTCATCAGAAAGCCGAAATACGTCTACGTTGACAAGGTCTACCGAGACGGTGACTTTTCACTGCTCGGCATAGGGACCACCTAATGCCACGCCCAGACGGTCGCATTGAGCCGGGCCAGCCGCTACGTGGTGCGATCTCGGCCCGGGCGTGGAATCGGGCGCAGGACGCTGCCGACCTGGTGCTCGGTGCCGGCACAGGGATCGAGGCTGGTGCCGGCTCGCCGGTGCTAAAGCCATACACGTGGGCGTACTGCAAGCCGTCTGTGACCGTCGCACGCTGGGGCGTGCTTGCAATCACTGGCGTTGCGATCACGCCTACGTCGTCGTCAGGCGGTGCTACAGCGTCGTTTGAGGAAATGCCGGTGCTGACGGGTGGCACGCCGTCTGCGACCACGACAGCGTGGTGCGTGGCCGTGGAGCCGATTGCGGCGAACGCTGTAGGCAGGGTGGCGGTGGGTGGCGTCGTGCAGTGCAAGGTCACTGTCAGTGACTCCGCGCACAAGTTCGTCAGAGCCAAGGCGTCAACGACAGAGCTTGAGTCGTCAACGACCGGCGAGGGTCTGCTGTTGTTCAGTGGCGGCGGCTGGGCGCTTGTCAGGCTCGGTACTGTTGATCTGACGAAGTGCAAGGACTACTCGGCAACCAAGCAACAAGTCCTCGGCCACGCAGCCAATGGCGGCATCGCGTGGATCGACACCACGGCCTGCACCTAATGCCACTCGCAACGAAAAACGGCGCGATCATTGCCAAGGACGGCAAGCTCGCAGAGAACTGCGGGTGCTGCGGATGCGACTGCATTAAAGGTTTTGCGGCATTTGACGGCTCTAGCCGACGTTTCATGTACGCAACGCTAATAGACGCAGACACCTGCTACTTTACTCACCCGGATGACCGATACGAGGGCACAGATGGGTACTACGTTGTAGAGTCAACTCGTCTATGCAGCGTGGGGTCAAACTCTGGCGTTGTGACTGAGTCATATGGTGGCTACAAAAAATACCGAGTCGCCACTGTTGGCATGATAGTTACGGTACCGACGGGCCACGGAAACAACTCAACGGCGAACTCCGCTACGTTCACTTCTCTGGTTATAAACGCGGGCTGCGGCAACCCTTACGGAGACAAGATCGGCTGGCAGCTTTCGCAAGAACTGCCGCCCGCCGCACCGCCGACTGACGACGACTGCAAGACCGGCTGCTGTTCAGAAACGCAAGCGACCGGCGGCTCGCTGTGCTGCGTCGTTCCGAAGTGTCGATGCAAGGCATCTAATCAGACGTTCGTGGCCGGAGGAACGTGCGAAGCGGGCGCGTGCTGCGATGGCACGACGTGCAGCGTCAAGCCAGCGTGTCAGTGCCAAGGGACGGGGAAGACGTTCAAGGGCGTGGGGACGGTGTGCGCGCCGAATCCGTGCGTGGCTTGTAGCGGATGCACGGCATCGCACCCTACCTATCTGAATATCACGTTTACGCAAAGTGCTTCAATTAGCGGCGGTTTTCACGAGTCGCTGATTGACTTGTCTGGAACATACTCAGTTCCATCTGTAATGACGGGTGCCGCCGCCTGCTTGTTTTCTGGCGTGTTTTCAAAGACTTACCCAAGCGCCGTCGTAAATCAGTTCGGGACGTTTGATTTTGAACCCACTTTCAGGGTGAGCGCATTGTTTGCAACCAACTCCAACGCAATCGCAATTGGCCTTGCTGGCGCAAGCATGAATGGTGGCGACGTTGCGGACAGATCAGCCGGGCTATATCAATTCACTGTATGCACCGGCGTTCCGCTAGGACAGCAAGCATTCGATCGAAGCATTCCGCTTGGCGATGACCAGATGCAGTTGTTTTTGTCTTGCGTCGGCAACTCCCACGCGGCCAACCGCCACGGGTGGACCAACGCGCCAACGAGTAGCAATCCGTATCGCGTCAACGTAAACAGCACATCCGTGCAGTGCGGGAGCTTTTCATGGGCGAAGGCGTAGTCACTGCCGCAACATGCAGCGGATCGGACGGCATGTGTAGCGTTTGCTGGCACTGGCTTCCAGAAGCCGGGATAACCAGAGCGTGCGGCGGTATTGTGCACCGTCTTCCGCCACCAGCCCCACCCACCCACGGCCCCGGCAC